CAAAGGTGGTGATCACAAGTGCCTGACGAAATGAATGCGATCAAGAGCCTGCCGGACATTTCTTTCATCGACAACAAGGACATTGACCAGGTGCGGCAGGAAATGGTGGCGGACTATGAAAGTTTTATTTCCGAGGCCACCGGCCAGACCGTGACCCTGGAGCGGTCCAGCGTCCACCGTATGGAACTTTACGCGGCGGCGGCGCAGATCTACCAGGCCATGCAGTACATTGACCGACAGGGAAAGCAAAGTATCCTGAAATACTCCTATTCGGATTTTCTGGACAACCTGGCCATTTTTAAGGGCGTGACCCGAAACCCGGCCACGCCGGCCACCACCACCCTGCGCTTTACCCTTTCGGCGGAGCGGGACACGGCCACCGGGATCCCCCAGGGGACCCGCGTTTCCACGGCCGGCGCCATCTACTTCGCCACGGACGTGTACGCGGAGATCCCGGCGGGGTCCACCACCGTGGACGTGCCGGCCACCTGCACGGTGGCGGGCACGGACGGAAATGGGTTCGCCGCCGGAGAACTGGCCACCATTGTGGATCCGATCCCCTACGTGGCCAGCGTGACCAACACGACAGCAACCGAGGGCGGCGCGGAGATCGAGAGCGACGACGACCTGGCGGAGCGGGTTTTCCTGGCCCCTGGGGCCTATTCTACGGCCGGACCGGAGGACGGATACCTGTACCACGCCAAGGCGTACAGCGCCGCCATAGGCGACGTGGTGGCCACCAGCAACCAGGCGGCGGGGACCGTGGACATTGTTTTCATCATGGCGGACGGATCCACACCAGGGCCGGAAATGATCAACGGTCTGAAAGGCTACCTGAACGACAAAACGATCCGCCCCATGACGGATCTGGTCAATGTGTCGGCCCCGGAGGAGGTCCAATACACCATCAACATGACCTATTACATCAACCGGAGCGACAGCGCCAAGGCTGTGACCATCCAGGCGGCGGTGGCCCAGGCGGTGGCTGATTATCAGACATGGCAGCGGGCCATTGGGCGAGATATAAACCCGTCCAAGCTGGTGGCGCTTGTTATGGCCGCCGGCGCCAAGCGCGTGACCGTGACGGCCCCCACGTACACCGCCGTGGACGCCACCAAGGTGTCCGCCCTCCAGGGGGACGCCGTGATCAGTTACGGAGGGCTGGAGGATGATTAAACTTTCCGGGAGCCGGTTCACGGACATTATGCCGGACAACCTGGCCAGCCAGGTGGAAACCCAGGCTTTCGCCTACGCGGTGGGGCGGCAGATCGAAAAACTGTGCGCCTACTCCGACGCGGCAAGGACCTACGCGGCCATAGCGACCATGCCGGAGTGGCTGCTGGACTATATGGCCGTAGAACTTCGCACCCCGTCCTATGATGAAAACTATTCCCTGAAAACCAAACGGGCGCTGATCCAGGGGTCCCTCCTGTTTTACACGCAGATGGGGACGCCGGCGGCGGTGAACCGGATCATTGAAACCATCTTTGAAACCGGGTACATCGAGGAATGGTACGAGTATGACGGGGATCCCCACCACTTCCGCGCCTACGTAGGCGACGGCGGAGAGGTGGGGCCGGGGGAACTGGAGGAGTTCCGGCGGGTCCTGTCCTCCGTCAAGCGCCTTTCGTCGTGGCTGGATGATATTATCACGATCACAGCCATGGACCCGGATATGGTGACGTTTACGGGGACCATGGGGAAGGGCTACACGTCCACACCCCTGCCGGAGGCGGCGGTGGACTACCACCTGGAGGACATGATCCGAGCGGGCGGAACATTCGGCACCATTACACAAACCGCCATCCCGGCGGCAATCTAAACAGGAGGAAAACCCATGTTTTACGGATTTGTAATCACCGAGGCAGGAAACAGCCTGCTGGCCAGCATGGTGGCGGGCCAAACCCTGACCATCACAAAGGCGGTCATGGGCGAGGGCACCGCAGACAACGCGGAGGCCGCCCGGAAGTTGACAAACCTGATCACCCCGGGGCCGGAGGCCACCAGCACCGAGCCGACGGTGGACGGGAACAACGTCAACATGATCGTGGAGTATCGGTCCGACCTGAACGGCGGCCTGCAGGAAGGGTTCTGGATCGGTGAATTTGGCATTTTCGGCAAGGTAGGGAACGGCGCGGAAACCATGATCGGGTACGGTTCCCTGGGCGACGCCAAGCAGTACGTGAGCGCCTACGTGGCCGGGGCCGCCCCGGACGTGCGCCGGTATCCCGTTTCCATCACCGTCACCACCGGGATCCAGGTTGATGTGGCATACCCGGCGGAGGCGTGGATGACCGCCGAGGACGTGGCGGAATACTTCAACCAGACATTGAAACCCGACCTGGAGGAGAGCCTGCAGGACCTGATCGACGACCACAACGAGGACCCGGACGCCCACGGCGGCGCCCTGGAGGGCAAGCAGGACCAGATCAAGGCGGAGGGGATCCTGAAAGGGACCAAGACCACCACCGAGGAGGGCGACACGTACAGAGTGGGCGCGGCCACGCCTGGCACCGACTACCAGGCCCCCACCAACGCCCTGACAGCGGCGGCGGCCATGACCACCCAGGACCTGATCCCCTTCTATGACGTGGCGACCGGCCAGCACAAGCGGACCACCCTGCAGGCGCTGAAAGAGGCCATCGGAGTGCAAAGCCCGGCCATCAACGTGACCACCTGCGCGGGGGCCTCTGTGACCTGTTCGGACGGCGTGACCACCCTGGAGGGCACCGGGTCCACGGAGTTTGAACTGCCAAACGTGGGAAACTGGACCGTGACCGCCACCCTGGACGGGGAGAGCGTGTCCGAGGTGGTGGAGGTAAGCGGCGCCCTGCTGTATGAGGTGGACCTGATGATCACGAGCGGGATCGCCGTGACGGCACAGCCGGACAAGACCACCTATTTCATCGGGGAGGAGTTCGACCCGGAGGGCATGGTGGTAACGGCCACCTTTGCCGACGACACCACCGCAGACGTGACCGAGGACTGCACCTTCTCCCCGGAAACCATGGCGGCGGGCACCCAATCCGTGACCATTACATACGTCCGGGCGGGCGTCACCAAGACCACCACGGTGGCGGTGGCGGTGCGGACCCTGGACCATATCGCCGTGACCACGCCGCCCAATAAGACGGCCTACAAGTACGGGGAAACCTTCCAGCCGGCGGGCATGGTGGTGACGGCCTACTACACCGACGAAACCAGCCGGACGGTGACGGGGTACACCTACTCCCCCACCGGCGCCCTGGACATGGACGACACCACGATCACCGTTTCCTATACGGAGGGGAGCGTGAGCAAGCAGACCACCCAGGCCATCACCGTGGCCAAGGTGCTGGAGAGTATCGAGATCACCACGCCCCCCAACAAAACCGCCTATTTCTCCGGGGAAACCTTCAACCCGGCGGGCATGGTGGTGACGGCCCACTACAACGACGGGAGCAGCGCGGCGGTGACGGGGTACACCTACTCCCCCACCGGCGCCCTGGCCACGGGCAACACCACGATCACCGTTTCCTATGCGGAGGGCGGCGTGACCAAGACGGACACCCAGGCCATCACCGTGACCGCGATCTCCAACACCCTGAACAGCAATTCCTGGGCTACCATCAAGGCCGTTTCGGACGCCGGGCAGGGCGCCAACTACTGGGACGTAGGCGACACCAAGCAGATCACGATCAACGGAAAGGTGGGGAATACGAACATTTCCAACCTGGCGATCAACGTGTTTATTATCGGGTTCAACCACAACGCCAGCCGGGAGGGTTCCAACCGGATCCACTTCAAGATCGGCAAAATCGGCAATACCCAGGTGGGCCTCTGTGATAGTGAATACGGAAATTATACTTCTACCTCCGGCGCGTTCACGATGAACACCAGCAACACCAACAGCGGCGGGTGGGCCAACAGCCACATGAGAAAGACGGTGCTGGGGTCCGACGCAAGCCCCACCAGCCCCCGGGCCAACACCCTGCTGGCGGCCCTGCCGGCGGACCTCCGGGCCGTTATGAAACCGATCACCAAGTATTCGGACAACACCGGCGGCGGAAACAATACGGCCAGTTATGTGACCAGCACCACGGACTACCTGCCCCTGCTTTCGGAGTTCGAGTACCACGGAACCCGGACCTATGCCAACAGCGCGGAGC